ATTTTTAAAGGGTCCACAAGATATGTTGCAATATTATGAAAATAGGTATAAGCAAGCTATCGAAGGATTCTCATTAGAACAAATGGGAAGAAGACGAACAGATGAGTTTCTAGATGGAGAACCTCGTATAGTTCGTAAACCACAATAGGAGAAACAAGTATGGCCATTACACAAGCGTTACCAAATAGTTTTAAAAAACAACTATTGGATGGTGATCAAGATTTTTCAGCGTCAGGTGGAGATGTATTTAAATTAGCTTTATATATATCAACTGCAACATTAGGTGCAGCAACAACTTCATTTACAACAAGTGGACAAGTTGGAAATACTGGAACTTATACATCAGGTGGTAAAGCATTAGTAAATTCTGGAACATCAGTTGTATCAACAGTTGCTTTTACAGATTTTGCTGATCTATCATTTACAGGTGTAACTTTAACTGCAAGAGGAGCATTAATTTATAATACTTCTTTTTCAAATGCAGCAGTTGCAGTATTAGATTTTACAACTGATAAAACAGCAACATCAGGAACATTCACAATTCAATTTCCAGCTTTTACATCTACAGCGGCTATTATCAGAATCTCTTAATAGGAGTCTAAGTCATGTCTGACATTGTTGACGGTTGGGGTAGGGGCACCTGGGGACAGGGCGCCTGGAATGAAAATATTCCAATTGAAGTCACAGGTCAAAATTTAACCACAGCTTTAAATTCAGTTACTATAACAGTAACTACTAATGTAACAGTTCTTGTTACCGGTGAAGAATTAATTCATGCTCTTGAAAGTAGTGTGGGTATTTCTGCAGATGGTAATATTTCTGTTCCAGTATTTGAAAATCCATTAATTACAGCTTTAAATAATGTAAATATATTAGCTAATGCTAATGTTTCTTTAATAGGTGAAAATTTAACATCAGCTTTAAATTCAGTTACAGTTTTAGGAACAGCTAATGTTTCATTAAGTGGTGAAAATTTAACAACAGCATTAGGTGAAGAGAGTATAACAGGAGATTGTAATTTATCTTTAACAGGGCAAAATTTAACTTCTGTATTAGGAGATGAAAATGTATTTATCGATGTAAATGTTTTATTAACAGGTCAAAATTTAACCACAGCTTTAAATTCAGTCACTGCTATAATTATTACTGATGTTGAAGTAACAGGAGAAAATTTAACAACAGCATTAGGTGATGAAACAGTTGCAATTAGTATAAATGTTTCTTTAACAGGGGGACAATTAACTTCTGTTTTAGGTGTAGTTGACCCAAGTCCAGATGTTGCATTAGTTGGTCAACAAGCTACTTTAACTTTAAATTCAGTTACAATTTCAGCAGAGGCTAATGTTGATTTAACAGGTCAAAATTTAACAACTACTTTAAATTCAGTCACTGCTGCTATAAGTATAAATGTAAATGTTACAGGTCAAAGTTTAACGGGAACAACTGGACAATTATATGTAACAGCTTGGGCACCGGTGGATCCAGGACAAAGTATAAATTATACAGGGGTAAATACTGGCCAAAGCATTACTTGGACTGATGTTGCAGCATAAATATAGAGTTGTACTAATTGACAAAAAATGATAATTAAAGTAGTCAAAATAAGGAATTAACATGGCATCATCATATTCTACAGACCTCAAACTTGAGCTTATGGTTACAGGCGAAAACGCCGGTACCTGGGGAACAAAGACTAATACCAATTTAAATTTAATTCAACAAGCAATCGCTGGATATCAAGAAGTAAGCATTGCAGGTGGAGCTCAAACAACAGCTCTTACTATGGATAATGCTACAATTTCTAATGCTAGAAATGCAGTTATAAAATTTACAGGCACTATTACAGGTAATCAAATAGTTACAATTCCAAATGGAATTGAAAAAACATATACCATATTTAATGGCACAACAGGTGCTTTTACGGTTGAATTTAAAACGGCATCAGGAACAGGACCTACATTTTCAACAACTGATAAAGGTATAAAACTAGTTTATGCAGATGGAACTAATGTTGTAGATATTTTAACAGGACCTCTTTCGGCTGTCACAATAGGTGGTAACTTATCCGTTGATGGTGGCACAATTAAACTAGATGGTAATTATCCAGTAGGAACAGATAATGTAGCTTTAGGAAATGGTGCTTTAGATGATGGTAGCTTAACAGGTGCAAGTAATGTTGCTATTGGAACAAATGCTTTAACTGCAAATACTACTGGTTGTCAGAACGTAGCAATAGGTCCAACATCATTAGAGTGTAATACAACGGGAGCAAATAATATTGCTATAGGAACTAATGCATTACAATGTAATACTACTAGTTGTTCAAACGTAGCAATAGGTGCAACTGCATTAGCATTTAATACTGGTAGTTTTAATACAGCAGTTGGTAATGCTGCCTTAAATGTTAACACTACAGGAACTCTTAATACAGCTATAGGCAGAAGTGCAATAAGATGTAACACCACAGGTGCTTGTAATACAGCAGTTGGACAACAAACACTTTTTGCCAACACTACAGCAAACGTAAACACAGCAATTGGATATAATGTTTTATTATGCAATACAACTGGCTGTCAAAACACAGCAGTAGGTGCATTAGCACTAGATGCTAATACAACAGCTATTAATAACACGGCAGTTGGTCATGCATCACTTGGTGCTAATACAACAGGTGCTGAAAATACAGCTGTTGGAAAAAGTTCTTTGGCTAGTAATACAACAGGTTGTCAAAATACTGCTGTTGGTTATCAATCGGGACTTTTAAACACAACAGGTATTGCTAATCTTTCTTTAGGTTATAACTCATTTGTTTTTAACACCACAGGTGGTGAAAATACAGCAGTTGGTAATGCTGCATTATTTTCAAACACAACAGCGAGTAATAACACAGCAGTTGGTAGTCAAGCATTACTTTTAAACACCACAGGTTGTCAGAATGTAGCCGTAGGTGCATTAGCACTAGATGCTAATACGACTGGTATTGATAATATAGCAATTGGTTTAAACGCACTTGGTGCTAATACTACTGGTTATTGTAACACAACATTAGGAGTAAAAGCTGGTTGTAGTTTAACAACAGGTTTTTACAACACTTATTTAGGTCATTCAGCAGGTTTGAATTCTACAACTGGAGAAAATAATACTGCTGTAGGTTTAAACTCTGGTGCAGATGTAATGATTGATATAACAACATTAAGTAATAGATTAGCTGTTGGAAACAATGGAGTTACAAATGCTTATGTAAAAGTTGCTTGGACTGTTACATCAGACTGTAGAGATAAAATGAATATTGCATCTATTCCTCATGGATTATGTTTTGTTAAACAACTAAATCCTGTTTCATTTCAATTTAAAAAATCAAGAAATGAAGAAACACCACATGGTAACAAAAGATATGGATTTTTAGCACAAGATATTATTGCACTAGAAGGAGAAAATAATGTTATTATTGATAATGAAAATCCTGATTCCTTAAAATATCAAGGAGAAGCATTAGTGCCAGTTCTTGTTAATGCAATAAAAGAATTAACAGCAAAAGTTGAAGCATTAGAGAATAAATCTTAATTTTTACTTTAATTACTTTAAGTACACACTTTACTTTAATTTATTATTTTGCTATTAATTAGTTGTGAAGAAAGAACTTAATACTTATATCATTGAAGGTGGTGTTGGAAAATGTGCTGCATTTACTGCACTCATTCCAAAACTAAAAGAAAAAGACGGACAAGCTATACAAGTTTACACTCCTTATGTAGATGTATTTGGTGGCAATCCTGATGTTAAAATGGCCTATGATTCATCAACCATTCCATTAGAAGATCCAAGATTACAAGCATCAGATAATTTTTATTACTGCGAACCTTATAAATCTAATTTTAAATTTGGAAGAGAACATTTAATTGAAAGTTATTGTAATTTATTTAATGTAAAATTTGATGCAAAAATAAGACCTAAGTTATTTACTTCTCATTTAGAAACTAAAGCAAAAGAATGGTTAAGTAAAAATAAAATAACTGGTAAATATTTACTTATACAATTTACCGGAGGCCAGACTCCTATTAATTGGAAACCAACTAATTCTTATGGCAACATGAATCCTGGAAGAATTTATCCTGCATTTTTAGCCCAACAACTTATTAATAAAATAAAAGAAGATGATAAAGATTTAACCATTATTGATTGCACCTTACCTAATGAACAATTTTATTTAAATACAATTAAATGTGATGAACATTTTGCAGTGATCCATGAACTATTAAAAGGAGCGATAAGTTTTATAGGCATTGACTCTTGTTTAAATCATTTTTCAGCATCAACTGGAACCGTTGGAGTTGTAATTTGGGGACCTACTAAATGGACACAGTTTGGTTATTCTCATAATAAAAACTTACATTTTCATATGAAAGATAAATGGAATGAGGATAAATTCCTTGAATCTGACCCTAGAAATGTTATGGTAGATCCTGAAATTGTATTTCAAGCTTATAAAATGAGAAATAAACTAAGTAAATACCAGACAAAACAAGTAGCTTGTGCAATTGAATAAAATATAATACAATTAACTAGGAGAAAAACTATGGTAAATATAGATCAACCTACTGCAGAAGATATAAATAAAGATTTTGAATCTGCGGGTCATTCAGTAGATTTAATCAATGGTATCGTTGCAGGTACTAAGATGATTAACGAAGATCTAGAAGATAAAAAAGATACTGTTAAAAGAAATGTTGAACATTTAGAAATACAAGTTTCTAAAGATTGGTATGCTTCTGATTCAGTTTCAAGAACAGCACCAGCAAGTAAAGCAGCAATACAATCTGCAATTACTGCAGGTAAAGCTTATTTAGCTTAATCTAAAACACCTAGCATTTTTTAAGAAAGGTGGTAAAAGTAAAACATGCCACTAAAGAAGATACCATTAAAAGCAGGATTTAATAAACAAGACACATCAACGGCTGCAGAAGGCCAGTGGATTGATGGAGATTTTGTGCGCTTTCGTTACGGCTATCCTGAAAAAATTGGTGGCTGGCAGCAAACTACGTCTTCAAGACTAGCAGGTTCAGCAAGAGAAATTTTAACTTGGACTGCATTAGATGGTAATCGTTATTCAGCTATTGGCACTAATAAATGTTTATTAATTTATTCAGAAGGTGTTTTTTATGATATTACTCCATTAGGTACAGCTTTAACATCTTGCACATTAACTTCAACAACGGGTTCTGCTACAGTAACAGTTACTAAAACAGGTCATAATTTATCCGTTGGAGATTATATTATATTTACTTCGCCATCTCTAGCAGGAGGAGGTGTTACAACTTTTAGTAATGCTAATTTTACAACAAATACTTTTGAAATAATTTCAGTTCCAAATTCAAATTCCTTTACAGTTACTATGCCCGTTGCAGAAACAGGTTCTGGTATGTCAGGAGGAGGTTCAACTATTACCACAACTCCTTATGTCATCATTGGTCCACCTTTTCAAATTTCAGGATTTGGTTGGGGTGCAGGAGTTTATGGAGGACTTACTCCAGGATCTTTACAAAATCAATTAAATGGAGCCATTGATAATTCAGTTACAACTATTGTAGTTGATTCAACAACGGGATTTCCTGCGGCTGGAACTATTTTAATAGATTCAGAATTAATTACTTACACAGGTAAAACTGCAACAGATTTTACAGGTTGTGGTAGAGGAGCAAGTGGAACAACGGCTGTATCTCATTTAGACAATGCAACTGTTTTTGATACTTCAACTTTTGTTGGTTGGGGACAGGCTGCTTCTGTTGGAGTTACTTTATCACCAGGATTATGGTCATTTGATAACTTTGGACAAATACTAGTTGCAACCATTCGAGATGGTAAAACATTCTCATGGAACCCAGGGGTTGTAACACCTCTTTTAAATAGAGCAACCGTTATCTCGGGTGCACCAACGGCTTCTGTAATGAGTATTGTATCAGATCGAGATCGTCATTTATTTTTACTTGGAACAGAAACAACTATTGGCTCTCCTTCAACTCAAGATCCAATGTTTATAAGATTTTCAAATCAAGAAGACTTTAATAATTATAATCCAACTGCAACAAATACAGCAGGAACCTTTAGACTGGATACGGGTAATTTTATTGTCGGCGCTATACAAGGAAAAGATTATATCTTTGTTCTAACTAATGCTGCAGCTTATGTTATTCAATTTGTAGGCCCTCCATTTGTATTCTCCGTTAGACAAGTTGGAACAAATTGTGGTTGCATTAGTCAAAATTCAATTGTTTATGCACAAGGTGCGGTTTTCTGGATGGGATTTGCAGGAGGCTTCTTTGTCTACGATGGAACGGTTAAACAATTAGGATCTCTTGTTGAAGACTTTGTATTTACAACAGGTGGAGATAATTTAGGAATTAATTATAGTAACTCTGATATTATTTATGGTGCTCATAATAATTTATATAATGAAGTTCTTTGGTTTTATCCAACTGCAAATTCAATTCAAAATAATAGATCGGTTGTTTATAATTATTTAGAAAATACTTGGACAACTATGTCTCTTGCAAGAACTTCTTGGGCAGATTCTGATGTTTTTGATAAACCTTATGCAACTAAATATGATGATACCATGCTACCAACGTTTCCAACTATTAATGGTGTAACTAATTTAAATGGTGCATCTATTTACTATGAACATGAAGTAGGTGTAAATGATGTAGATATTTCAGGAACTAAAACTGCAATCCCTGCATTTATTGAATCTGGAGACTTTGAATTAGATGTGGAAGGGGATGGTCAGTATTTAATGAAGATAAATAGATTTATACCTGACTTTAAAATCCTTACGGGAGATGCTAAAGTAACATTATTATTAAGAAATTATCCATCTCAAACACAAAATAGTCAGATGCTTGGACCTTATACTGTAACTTCATCTACAACTAAGATAGATACTAGAGCAAGAAATAGATTAATGAGTATTAAAGTTGAAAATGAATCTACAGATCAAAACTGGAGATATGGATTATTTAGAGTAGATATTCAACCAGATGGAAAAAGATAATGGCAAAAATTACAACATATATACCTGAACCAAGTCAAGAGTATTCTGCTGAAAATCAAAGACAAGTTCTACAAGCACTAGAGACATTAAAAGATCAATTAAACTTTTCTTTTCAAGAAGATTTAAAACAAGAGTTACAAAGATTTACTTGGTTTAACATGAGGTTTGGCTGCTAATGAGTTGTGAAAATATAAATATTACTACACAACCTGTAAGTATAGGGGGCAATAATGTTGATGCATTCGGAAGATTAAGAGTATCAAACCCACTTACAATCTTTGACAGTAAAAATATAATGTCACAGAATAGTTTATTTGATCCATCAACTGCAAATGGTGGAAGTGTTACTTATACAGCTAATAAATCTACAGTTAATTTAAATGTAACAGAAGCAGCTGGATCTAAAACAATAAGACAATCTAAAAGAGTTATGTCTTATCAACCTGGTAAATCATTGCTTATTTTTAATACCTTTGTAATGAATGAACCTACTACAAATTTAAAACAAAAGGTTGGATTGTTTGATGCAAATAACGGAATATTTTTTACAGCAGATGGAACAACACTTAAAATAGTAAGACGAACTTTTACATCGGGTGCAGCAGTTGATACTGAAATATCACAATCTAGTTGGAATGGCGATAAATTAGATGGAACAGGTGCAAGTGGATTTGATTTAGATCCAGCGACATCTAATATATTATTTATTGATATTGA